CCAGTGGGATCCGAATCCAAACCTAGCAAAAGAAAAGCCAAGGCACAATATGGCGTCTCACATGGCAGATGCTTTGCGATACGCATTATATTCTTTTGAGACTTCTTCAACAAGTTTTTAAGAGACCTTTTCAAAAATAGTATTTGACAATTTATCCTACCCGTTATATAATTCTGGTATAAAAATATGAAAAAAGCCCCGAAAAGAAAAAGTTCTAGGCTAAAAAGAGATCCGGTAAAATATATACGTGATAAGGCAAAATCACTATATAAAAAAGATAATGAATGTTATATTTGTGGTGCTTCAGTTACTTTAGACTTTCACCATTATTATACGTTAACACCTCTATTGGCAAAGTGGTTACGAGAAAAAAGAGATTCCCGACCAGAGCATTATGTAGATGAGTACATTGTAATTTGGCGGGATGAATTTATAGAGGATAATTGGGCAGAATTATACGACCATACCGTAACGTTATGCCATACTCATCACCTTCTACTTCACTCAATATATGGACGAAACCCATCATTAGCAACTGCAGATAAGCAGAAAAATTGGGTAGAGATACAGAGAACTAAACATGGCATGGTATAATTTTGGATTTGGCAATAAGGATACGGAAGAAAAACTAAATCCGATTCAGCCATATTATGAAAAAACTACAGAGCCAAGTAAAGAGTTTACGTATAGCTATGAAAGAGCATACGAAGACTTAGAAGTTGTAAATCGTGGAGTAAATATTCTAGTAGACGACTGTGCAGAAATAGACGCAGTAGTCCATGAGCAATTTTCTAGCCAAGGTGTAATAAAGGGCATCAAAGGTTCTCGCATAACTAAGTTGCTAAATGAAGAGCCTAACCCTTTTCAAGATGTTTCTTCTTTTCGACGAAATCTTTTTACAGATTACATACTAGATGGAAATATTTTTGTTTACTATGATGGGGTACATCTTTATCACTTGCCCGCCAGTAAAATGACTATTCATGCAAGTAAAAAAACTTTCATAGATCACTATAGTTTTGATGGCAACGAACAGAAATTTTCTCCTAGTGAGATTATTCATATAAAAGAAAATTCTTTTTACTCCATCTATCGTGGAGTGTCTAGACTTAAACCTGCACTTCGTACTATGCTTCTTATGAGAAGTATGCGCGATTTTCAAGATAACTTTTTTAAGAACGGTGCAGTCCCGGGACTTGTCATTAAGTCTCCAAATACTTTATCAGAAAAAAATAAAGAAAGAATGATTCAATCCTGGACTGCACGCTATCGTCCAGATGCAGGAGGAAAGCGACCTTTAGTACTCGATGGAGGTATTGAAGTAGACGAGCTTTCAAAAATTAATTTTCGTGAATTGGATTTTCAAGCAGCAATCGCGGAGAATGAAAAAATTATATTAAAAGCGTTGGGAGTTCCCCCTCTTCTAATGGATTCAGGAAACAACGCAAACATTCGACCAAATATGCGAATGTATTATTTAGAAACTATCTTGCCTATCGTTAAAAAGATGAATAAAGCTTACTCACGATTTTTTGGCTTTGATATAGGCGAAGATATTACCGATATTCCTGCCCTACAGCCAGAGCTGAGGGATCAAGCAACTTTTTACACTTCACTTGTAAATGCAGGAATTATAACACCTAACGAAGCTAGAGTTGCTATGAATTTTGATGAACTGCCAGATGCAGATCAAATTCGTGTACCTCAAAATATAGCTGGAAGCGCAGTAGATCCATCACAAGGTGGCAGACCTACTGAAAATGGAGATGATGACTAATGGCTTCAAGAAACAGATTAAGACAAAGTGTTAGCAAAAAACTAGTTGAGCAATTTAAAGATTGGGGGCTGCCGGAAGATATTGACTATAAAAGTTATTGTGGTATTGTTGATAAACCCGTAACCCCAAAAGAAATTCAAAAATCTTTTTATAACTGGAGAACTGCAGTTCATTCGATTAGAATTGTAGATAGTTCAGTATTTGCTCCCAAAGTTAAAGCAGCTCCCAAAAAGGAAGACCCTAAAAAGGAACCTGCTAAGAAAGTAGCGAGTAAGAAAGATGACAAATAAAATCTTTAATTTTACATCTACCTTTAAAGCCCTTCACGAAGATGAGGACGGGGGAGTTCATATCTGTGGTATGGCAAGTACTCATGATGAGGATCGTGCAAATGATGTTATTATGGCAGAAGCTTGGACAAAAGGTGGACTTCGCAATTTTGAAAAGAACCCTATTATTCTTTTTAACCATGATTATAATAAACCTATTGGTCGAGCTACAGGTCTTAAAGTTACCGACAATGGGCTAGAACTCAAAGCAAAAATTTCTAAATCTGCGCCGGATCATGTGGCGCAATTAGTAAAAGAAGGCATTCTTGGAGCTTTTTCTGTTGGTTTCCGAGTCAAGGATGCTGATTACATAACGGAAACTGACGGATTAAAGATTAAGGATGCTGAGTTGTTTGAAGTATCGGTTGTATCGGTACCTTGTAATCAAGCAGCAACTTTTTCTCTGGCGAAGTCATTTAACTCTATGGAAGAGTACAATGAATTCAAGAAAACTTTCACCAATCGTGTAGATCTAGCCGGTCAGTCTCTGGCTAAGGATGAAAATTCATCGGTAGCTAGTGAAACACCGGACGAAGCGGAAATTTCCGTGAAACAGGAGATCAAAATGTCGGAAGAAGTAAAAACTCCCGAAGTCGACTTGGAAGCTTTTGCGAAGAAAGTGGCAGAAGAGACTGCTGCTAAGATTGCAATGAAGCAAGCCGAGCAAAAAGCTGCCGAAGAAAAGGCAGCACAAGAAGCTGCTGAGAAAGCTCAGGCAGAAGCCGAAGCAAAAGCTCAGCAGGAACAAGAAGTACAAACAGCTATTAAGGTTGGTGTCGAGTCAGGCGCTGATCGTTTGATGGCTGATGTTGAAGCCAAGCTATCTGAAAAAGATGCTAACATGGCAGAAGTCATCGCTCAATACAAGCGTGACCTCGAAGAGAAGAGCGAAGAGCTCGAGAAGATGCGTGAGTCTAAGCGTGTATTCGCTGATCGTGCAAATCCTGCCGATCTTGAGAAGCATTCAAAAGAGCTGATGTATGCCCATATGTTGGGTGTATTCACTCAGAAAGGCTGGGACACCAAGTACGGTCGTGCAACTCTTGAAAAAGCTGGTATGGATTACCCCAACTCTGGTAACCCAGGTACTCAGCCCAACATCGCTACTAGCGTACAAACTGCTCTTGAGAAGGAAGTTCAGTTCCAGTATCGTCTGGCACAAGCTTTCCGTGAGTTGAACATGAACTCTCAGTCCATGATTCTTCCTCTGCAGAGTGACACCTCAAAGGCTGTCTTCTCTCAAGGTGGTGAGAATGCTCGTTTCACCGGTTCTACAACTGGTGTAACTAATGATGGTGTAAATGGTACAGGTACTGCAGGTACTTTTGACGTAGATCAAATTATCCTTACTGCTCACCGTATGATTTCTACTACGTTCCTCGATAATCACATTGATGAAGAGATTCTTGTAAATCTTCTTCCCATGATGACCGAGAACGTTGCACGCGCTCATGCTCGCGCAGTAGACGATATGGTTCTTAATGGTAACACTACACCTGCTATCTCTGGTCTTGCTAATATGTCTACTGTACCTGCCCTTAGCGCAGCTAATCAGGTTACTCTTGGTTCTACCGCAGTAACTGCTCTTACTGCTGCCGCATTGCTGGAAGCTCGTGCTGCAATGGGCAAGTTTGGTCTGTCGCCCAGTGATGTTACTTATGTAGTATCACAAGCACGTTACTATGATCTGATCGCAGATCCTGGTTTCGCAGACATCACGGATGTCGGTTCTGATGTAGCAACCAAGCTGGTTGGTGCTATCGGTTCTGTGTATGGTTCGCCCGTACTCATCTCTGATAACTTCGCAGCAGAAGCAAATGGTGTAGACATTGCGTACGCAGTCAACACTTCTAACTTTGTTATTCCTCGCCTTCGCGGTGTGAATGTTGAGCAAGATTACGAAGTACGTGAGCAGCGTCGTATAGTTGTTGCTAGCCAATCTCTCGGCTTTGACCGATTGTTTGGTGGCAAAGTAGCTAATAACCCTGCCGCAATGGCTGTTAAAGTAATTACCTAATATTAGGTTTTTATGGACTGGGGAGGCACGCCTCCCCAAGTTTTTACTAATACATTTATGGCTAAAAATCTTATAACACTGCAAGAATATAAGGATATGGAAAGAATTTCCAATCCAAAGGACGACTATAATTTAGATCGTCTAATAGTCTCTGTAAGTGCATTAGTAAAAACTTATTGTGCCACAAGTTTTGTAGACTTTTACAACACAAATAAGGTTGAAACTTTTCATCATAAATGGGCAACTGATATTCTGCAGTTAACTGAAACTCCTTTAGTTTCTGTCAGCTCTGTAGAAGAAAGAAATAATTTATCCTCTGCTTATACTACTTTAGTAGTAGATGAAGATTATTATTTAGACTTCGATACAGACAGTATTTTTCGAATATCTACAACAGGTGCTTCTAAAAACTGGGCAATGGGTCCCGGGGCTGTAAAAGTTACATATAGAGCAGGGTACTCTTCCTGCCCTCTTGATTTAAAACTTGCAGTTATTGATCTTGTAACTTATTATGCAAGAGATGAATATAAAGAACGACGAACTCTTGCAGGAGCAACCTTGCAAAATCCTCAATCTGCTCGTCAAGATAGTAGTGTAGCTTTTCCAGACCATATTAAGCGCGTACTAGATTTATATAAAAACTTTTAATGAGTAAACAGCTTATAAATAAGTTATTTGCAGAAGCGTATGATATAGATGTAGGCAATCCTAAGTTTAGAAAAAGACTCCTAGAGACAGCAAGACGAAGTGTAAATAGATCTGGACTTCACTTACTTGAACTTACTATTGAGGATTTTGAGCAGCTAATTTTATATAATTATGTAACTATTATACAAAACAGTGCAGTACGAACAGAAAGAAAAAAGATTGCGTCTAGAACAAATGTTCCCTTAAATAAAGTAGGTCAAAAAGAAGGCGCAGATGTAATTTTAGCAAAAGAGTCTAGTAATGAGTTAAAAAAAGAAGCAAGAGAAATTGCAGAAAAAATATTCAATACATTTGAAAAAGATTATAATAAGTTAGTAAATATTGACGCCCATAAAGTTTATAAAATAAGTCCAACTGCTTTAGAAGTACTACAGCCAAAAAACGATGTTGAAAAAACAAGAATTGCTTTTGTTTCTTCATTTATGAAAGCTGCTAAAGGCAGCCCTAGGCTTTCTAAGTTACGAGGGGGAAAAGCCAGAGCATTTCAAACACGAACTCAGTTTCACCACAAAGAAAGAACGGTAGGAACTGATATGGCCCAAACTTTAGCCGATCAATTTAAAAAAACTAGCATTAAAATTCCGCCTGAAGCAAGAAAAAGAGCAGTAAAAGTTATAGAAAATATTATTCGAGGTATTTCTTATAACTGGGAAAAAGTTGATACACCTAAAGGTAGATACGCAAGAATAACAGGTACTCTAGGCCCTAGAGCTTTAAACCAGCCGGGCGATGAGCCAGGGGATTGGAGGAATCTAGGCCCCGAAATAGAACAAGCTTTATTTGAAAACTTGCAAGATTTGGGAGGAGACTTTGCTACAAAACAAGGGAGCCAACCTGTAGATGAAAGATTAGCTCAAACCTTAGTAAATGAAGAAATACTCGATGGCCTACTAGGAAGAAAACGTGTAAAAGGTAAAAAATATAAAGTAGATAAAGGGCCCAATAAATCAACACAAAGAAGTAAATCGAAACAAAAAAGAAAACCAAAAGGCGCATCTCCTATGATGGCAGCCTCTAAGTTAAAAAGAACTTCTAAGCGTAATCAGCAGCAGCAATTTTCACAAATAAGACTATTAGGTATTTTAAATTCTCAATTACCTAATGTAGTTAGAGACAATATGGGAGATCCTGCTTTGAATTATCAAACAGGAAGATTTGCTTCAAGTGTAAGAGTAACGGATATTAGTTCTACCCCACAAGGGTTCCCAAGTATTGGCTATACTTATGATAGAGATCCTTATGAAACGTTTGAAGTAGGAAATCGTCAAGGCTCTATAGAAAGAGACCCACGAAGGCTAATAGATAAATCTATTAGAGAAATAGCAGTATCCTTTGCTCTAGGAAGATTCTACACTCGGAGAGTATAAATGACTTATCATGCAAGACGGTATAGTACTCGTCGAATGGCAATAGTAAATGCTTTAGTAGATAAACTTAAAGCAATAGATGGAAACGGGGGTTTTCATACTAATCTCTTTAATAATGTCCACCCAAGATTAAAATTTTGGGATGAAGTAACAGAATTTCCTGCCCTACATTTAAACGCAGGAAATGAAACTAGAGAGTACCAAGGCGGGGGCTATAGAGATAGATTTTTAACAGTAACGGTACGTTGCTATGTAAACGAAGAAGACGCTGTAGAAGCGTTAGAAAAACTGTTAGAAGATGTAGAAACCGTAATTGAAGATAATAGTAGGCTCGAGTATATTGATAATCAGCGGCCTACAGGAAATACACAATATACTCATCAAATCTCTATCATCAATATTGATACAGATGAAGGAGTACTTGAACCATTGGGCGTAGGAGAGATTCTACTAGAGGTTCGATACTAGAAAATACTGACACGAATCAAAGGATTCACGTTCAAGTCTTTTCAAGCTACATAGGAGAAAACTATGCCAGCGGCAAATTTACAACTGAGTAGAAATACTCACGTTTATCTTGAAAAAGATCAAACAAATTTAACAACTTTGGTTGGTGGAACAGCAATAGCTGATCAAGGCACCCATCTTTGGCAGATTCCTGTATTGGATGGGTTTTCTTTTAGTCAGTCTGTTGCAACTTCAGAAATTGCTCTGAACGAAATGGCAAAAAATACGGCTTTGGAAACTCGCAGAGGCAGAGCAATGTTTAATGATGCTCTTGAACCTGCAGAGTGGAGTTTTACTACGTATGCTCGCCCCACTAGCATAGGGGGCGCAGTAGAGGAAGCTCTATGGGCTAGCTTTATTGGAAACACTACTTTTGTTGCAAACGCATCCCCCACTACAAGCCCCGGCGATTGGCGTCGTCTTTCAGATGATGGTAATGCAGGTGTAACTAGAAGCACTTCTGCTCCTGTATCTGCAACTTTTGATTTTGAAGATTCAAATACAGTTGAATTGGGTACTTTCAATCTTTACTTTGTTCTTGGGGGATGTGCTCCAGGTGCAAACGACGCAGCTTTCGCAAGTCCTAACGGACAAACTGTGTATAAAATGTCAAACTGTGTTGTAAATTCGGCAACTGTTGAGTTTGATATTGACGGAATTACTCAAATTACTTGGAGCGGGTTTGGCACTCTTCTCGAGCAAATTGCAATGAGTACTACGGGTGCTACTATTTATGATACTGCATTTAATGCTTCAAGTGCTCTTAAAGTTGGTACTACTACAACAGATAACTTTATTAAGAATCGCCTTACAACTCTTGCTGTAACCACTACAAATCTAGACCAAGATCCTGGCGCTCCAAATGAGTATGATGATACTTATAGTCTTACTCTTACTGGAGGAAGTAT